ACTTTGCCCGCACAGGGCAAAATTGAAATGCTAGGCATCATCTGAGTAGCACAGTCATTAGCGTTAAAGCGATTGCAGAGGCGGTTGTCCGGTACCTCGAGCTCAGTTCTTATCACAACGGCATTTATACCACTCAACGCTAACTGGGTAGTATAAGGTGTAGCATCACTACTACGTCTTTTTAGCCTTTTAAATTCTTTTCAAACAGCAAAACCGCGGCAATTTGCGATCGTCGTCCTGTCAAGGATAGTTGCTGAGTGCTTGCTAGCGCGGCAAGACTTCCGTCCCTGCGATCCGAGATCCAGGTTTAGGGCACACGGTGTTGGCTTGTGCGGGCCTTAACTGCTTATAGTTTGTTTAAAATGTGAGAGCCATGCACACGTACTTGTATGTGGCCATTGTAATAATCTGTTGATTCTAATACTTGTCTTGAAAATTGTTCTCTTGCCTCAATGTAACTACATTCAGATTTAGATTTGCAATAAAAAAGTATTTCTCTGGAGAAGTTTTCAGTGCCTAGTTTGATTACGTCTGAAGTTAATTCTGGGCTTGACCCATAGTACTCTCTCCAGTCTGAGTCGACCTTTGATCGTATCTTTTTCTTCTTCTTGATGCCATTCTTTTGCTTAACTGTCTTGTATGTTGTCTTGCTAAATTTTGCTAATTTTTTGCCTATGTACTTGCGTCCAGTGAGATTATTTGTGATCAAGTAAACAAATCCAACACACTCTTCGGGCAACGTCTCAATTGGGGTATCTTGATATAGCCATGTCATGTGTTGTATGCGATTTATCCTTGCTTTATAGTTATGCCTTATGATCAAAGTTGACGTAAAAAGTTGCCTCTTCTATCACAGTGTTTGAGTTTACTGCGGTAGCGTATTGTATAAAATTACTGATGTCGGTTAAATTAATGCCATTGCCAGTCCAAGTAGGACGACTACGGCTAACTTCTGTGTCTAATCGGTCCAATGTAATCAGTGTGGTTTTAAAAAGTACACCGTTTTGTTTGAATGCCTGTGTACCTTGTTTGCTGGCATGTTCTAATGCAGCCTTGCTAACTCTGTAAGTCTCAAATCGGGGTTCTGGAGAAACTATATTTTTAGATCCTGAACTGCCAATGTTAAAGATGTGGCCTGATTTACCAGCAGCCTTCCACGCATCGTACACAGCAAAATATATTTGTGATTGCGCAAAGTTAGCCCATGATTCTTGCGGTGGTCCATCGAACGCATTGTTAACAAATACATCATATTTGAGGCTTTCTTCAGCAATACGTTTAACATTTTCGGGATTGGTGATATCGTAACCAATTCCTCGATGTAGGCTATCTCCTACAAATGTTTCTAATAGATGTTTACCTAGTCCTCGATTGCCGCCAGTGATTAGATACGTTTTTGTCATTTTAGTTTGGTCCCATACTTTAGTAAACTGTTTGCCACAAGTCATTGCACATTCAAACAGCCTCTCGGGAAACGTATTATATTCCCAACTAGCAACAAGTGCCGACCAAAACGAGTTGGCAAACACTTGATCTAGTGACCGATGATGTATGTTTAAATTATCCGCACCGTGCTGATCAATAAATGCCTGTACTTGATTTTGTTCATTTACAGTACTTAATTCATTACTACACGGTAATACTTCAGGATCACGAAATCTAGCATCGCTTAGATTGTGATTTAACATATTACATGGCAACACAAGCCCGCTGGCATTAATTGCAACTTTATTGCCTGTTAAGGAATCACAGCAAATCTCTGTAGTGGCAAAATAACTTTTCATGTCATTGTGTTGTTGTTTGAGATCTGGTAAAATCTCAATACTTTTGTTTTTGTATTTTTTTAGTGTTGTAGGCTGTATAACATACTCAACTAATCCTTCACGATTTTGAGTAGGCCATGTATCAAATGTTTCCATAGTACGATGATTTAAGAATCTGCCAGTAGCTCGATATTTAAAATCACAGAAGCCAAGTTCTTTGCTTAATTTTTGTGCTGATTCAACTTGATGTTGATTATGTTCAAACACAATAAAGTTCCATACAGCACGTCCTCCAGCATTGATGTACGCTTGAGCATTGCTGATAATTTTGTCAAAGTCTGTGTTTCTCCTGTAAAGCCAGTTGGTATCTGCCAGCCCATCGATATTAAAATCAACCTGTCCGTGGTTACCGATAATCTCAGCCAAGTCCTTCCAGTATTCTGGACTGTGTGCACCACCATTGGTGTGAATGTACAACCAAAGGGTAGGACTCTTGCGTCTGAAGTCACGCAATATGTCTAAGAATTCTGGGTGCATGATAGGGTCACCGTAGCTGCCACAGAAAAATACCTGGCGTAAACGATGGCAAAGATCAGCAGTGAATGCAGAATCAATTACTTTGCGAGATAAATGTTCAAGTTTTAAATATGGATTAACACCGGATCCATTGTTGTTTCTTGGGCATTGCGGACACGCGGCATTACAGTATGTTGTAATCTCTAATTGATATTCGTCAATAACATTAAAATTAAACATAGTTAACGCAGTGCTATCTCTCTTTGCCATTGTTGGTCAAATGCAGTTCCTGCAACAGTTTGTCCACATACAACTTTGCACGTTTGATCCTCAGTGGGTATTGCATCAACATCTGTTATAAAATTCTTTTGTCTTGTTCCCAGCCAACAACACGGACCAAAATTACCCTGCGCATCGATATACGCACTACGCTCATTTAAAGCACGACAGTTAATTTTAATTGAATCAGTAACAATTGGTTGCCATCCTGTGGGAAACTGTAGAGATTCTGTAAACGGTCGTTTTGATACCTTGGCTCTAAACCATGTAAACCCTAGCTCTCTCGCCAGTTGTTCACAATCTTCAACTTGATGTTGATTGTGGCGATATACCAACATGTCCCAATGAGCCGACCCGCCTGCTTCGATAAATGCTCTAGCATTGGCCATGAGCTTGGGCCAATTTACATTTTTTCTATAAGTGGCATTGGTATCCTCTAGACCATCAATACTAAACACCACATAATCTTGTGATTGATTGAATAGTTTACCTAGTTCGTGCCACCAGAAAGTGGTTTGTAGTGCACCGTTGGTATTCATGCCTAAAGTAATAGTAGGATTAAGTTCACGAACCCAACGATAAATGTTCAAACTATGTTTACCGGCTGCCGGATCACCGTAGTTGCCGCACATGAATATTTTATCAAGTTTACGAATATCGTCTTCTGAAAAATGTTTTTGTATTTGTTCAATTCTGAGATGGTGTTGGAGATCCTTGCGAAAAGTACTGTCAGTTTCGCGAGCACACAGTGCACATGCTGCCTGACACACGTCAGTTGATTCCACATGCAATACTTTTATATCACGCAAGATCTACATCCGTGTTGTAGCTAGTGAAACCATTTTCTTTGACAACTCTCAAAATGTTTTCTACTCGTCCAGCAAGCTCATCTCTATGGCTCACAAGCCAAATACTCTTGTTGCGCTCGCGACTCATTTTCTTTAGCAATGCCAAGCTATTTTCTACTCCCTGTGCATCCATGCCTGAATCAACAAGCTCGTCAATGAACAGCACATTGATAGGATGATACAAGCTTTCCCATACATCACGGAATGCCCATGACATGCTCAAAATCAGTCGATTGCGCTCGCCACGAGATAAGTTATCAAAGTCTAAATCACGGCCTAGTTCTGTAATTTCTACGTTCAAGTCATTTTGAAACACAACCTGATGTGGTAATCCGATTCGATCCAGGTAGTGTGTTAGGCGACTGTTGAGATAACTTAAATTTTGATCAATAATTTTCTTACGAACAAAACTATCTTTGCTTGTGAGCAGTTTGAGCAAGAACTCTTGATGGTCCTGCAATCTTGTGAGTTCATTAACAGTATCGTAAGTCACAGTTTGCAAAGCTTGCTTTTGCATGTCGTTGATTTGTTCACCGTAAGGATCTGTTTCGGTTTCTCTTGTGGTTAAATCTTTACGCAGGGTTTCCAAGCTGTTGCGATGATTCAACGCATCTTCTAGTGTATCATAAAACACCTTGGGTGCTGTGCCAAGCTCACCAAGCTCACCTAGTTTGGTTTCGTGTTCCGTGCGTTGAGTATCGTTGGCCAACAACTGCAATGCAGTCTCTTGCAGTGTTTTTTCTCTTTCGGCTTTGATCTTGTCAAGGCTGTCATCGTGGATCTCTGTGCCACAAGCAAAGCAACGGTGTGCCGCCATGGCCGCTAGATCCTTTTTGAGCTGGGTCATTTGCTTTTGCAGTTTGGCATCATCAGATGCAATGCCCTTGACCCAACGATTGGCTTCGTCAATTTGTTTTTTCTTTAAATGAAATGCATCAAGATCACGATGGCTTTGGATTTCGATGTCAATATCAATGTGTTCCAAACTGTTAATTGCAGTTTGTAAATTAGCACAATCTTCTTGTTGTTTTTTGCCCCATAGTATCTGACGCTTTTTTAAACTTTCAATTTGCTCTTCGATACGTTTGTTGGCTTCTTGTACAGCTCGGATACGCATTTCTTCTTGTGAGATAGCATCTTTGGTTGCACGATTTAATTCTTTAATCTTGTCAGCACGTTCGCTTAGTAAGGTAATGCCCAGTAATTGCTCGATGATGGCACGTTGGTCATTGGCCTTGAGACTTAAAAACGGTTCAGTATAAGTGTTCAATGCCAGAATGTGCTTGAACATTTCGTGACTCATGCCCAACAATGCTTCAATAGCATGCTGTGTTTCTCTACTGTCACCTTGAGCATTGTCATCACTTTCTTGTTCTTTGTGATTGATATAAAATTTCAAGATGCCTGGTTTACGCCCACGTTCAATGCGATAGTCTTGTCCGTTGACACTGAAATCCAAACACACCAACATGTGTTTTGCATTAGTTTTGTTCACAAGGTTGTCCTTGCGAATATTACTCAGTGCTTGTCCATACAATGCATAACTTAGTGCGTTGATGATTGTGGTCTTGCCTGTGCCGTTTCGACTACCGTCGCCGCCTAGGTCTAAGTTTTCACCTAGTACTAGTGTGAGGTCTCCGCGATCAAAGTTTACGGACTGTGTAGCGTTGCCCACACTGAGAAAATTCTTTGCTGATATGGATTTTATTTTAAACATGCTTGACTATTATAACACATCACGTATGAAAGTATCAAGACCTTTGGTGCCAAAATTATTCATATAGTGATCAAAATTATATTCTGTTATGCTTTGTACTTCTAAATAAAAGTCTCGTAGTTCGCCAGGGGACATATTGCAAAATCCTTTTAGTTCTTGCACAGCAGAATCAATCCGATCAGCCACCGTTGGTAATTGATCATAGTTTTCAGAGATTACATGACTAAATGTTCTAAACCCGCAACTGTGTAATGTGTCCAATGTGCCCACCCCGCCTATGATAATAAATGGTCGTTTGGTCAAGATTGCCTTGGCTGTTTTTTCTGTAATAAAACTGTGAGGATATTCGCCTACAGTTTCTGTAACCACATTCCACAATGCCTGTTGCAAAAATGCAGGTTGGTAACGTAATTTTGGATCTTCGGTCCCCCAAGGCATACCTTCTACAACTGAATGTTTTCGTGTAAAAAACACATGCGGTCTATTAGCATGGTATGTTGCATGTTGTTCAGAAGTCAACATCAACGTGTCATTGATACGTGTGGCAGGATAGGTAGTTCGTAAGTGCATGCCACGTGGAACTTGGTGTTTAGCTGGAGACTTCTTGTTATTGGTCAAATGTACAATAGGTAAAAAGTCAGGGTGGAAAGTGACCATACCTTGACTCAATATGTTTTCCTTGTGTAATTGACAAAGTGTATATATTCGATGCATACGAGGTTGGCCATTTAAACACACATACGGATACTGTATTTGATCAACATTACTATCAATTGGTTGTATAACCTTGGGTTCGGGCAACCATTGGTATGGGATGAACTTGACTTGCATATTGGGCAAGTTGAATGACTGTGCTAATCTAACTGTTTCTTGTTTGACAGTGGGCTGAGAAGTTAATAGTATTGTATACTCAGTGGG